GTCGTAGCTGCGCGTGGAGCCGAGCATTAATTCGGTGAGCGCCCAGACGAGCGCATCGGCCCGGTCGGGCGAACCCTCGCCGACGTAGCCGCTCGGCGTCATGTAGAGCATTTGGTCTTCAAGTTCCTTGAGGAACCCATTGTGGTAAATCTTGCCTTGCTCGTAGAGGGCACCAATAGGCTCCGCACGCACCGCCTTGCCTCGTGAGGCTGTCACGAGTTTGACGGGCACGTTTTTGTCGACCGTCTTTATGACGTGCTCCACCATAGCCCCGCCGAAGTTCTTTTCGGCGACGATCAGATCGGCGCTGAAATGGTGGTATGCCTCCACGGCGCGCCGCCCCCATCCTTGCGGCGAAAGCCTGCAAGAATAGTCGGCCAAAACGTAACCTAATCCATCTTGACCGACACCGGCAACGATGATGCCGATTTCGTCAGAGTTGTCAGCTTCGCCGGATGCGCCCGATGGGTCGACCGCGACCACGATGCGGCGCATATCCTTAAGCCTGATGGTGCTCGTTTCCATAGCGCTCCAATATCTCTTTGGCCCACTTCACAAGATCGCTGACCCTGCCTCCCGAGCAATGGTTCGAAGCCCAAAGCTCCAAGTTTTCTATCCTGTTGTCCTGCCTGTTGCCGTTTTTGTGATGCACAGTTTCATTAGGCAAAAGCGGGCGGCCAAGGTGCTCGGCCATGACGAAGCGATGCTCGGCGATTTTTCCAAATCTCTGCGCGTTCGGATGCCCCATCTTGGTGAGAATTACATAGCCTTTGAGCGAGACGCTGCCCTCTCCATTTGCTCGGGTGCGCGGTTTGAAGTCGCCATATTTGCGCATCCGCTGATAATGAGCCCCGCACAGTCCCCTACAATGCACCGGCTGATTGCAATCGGGAGCCGCGCAGATTTCTGGCCTATCGGTATGAGCGAAACCGAGGGGATCACCGTAAAGCCTGAACCGCCGATAGTGCTTGGCGCAATAACCCCCAGCAAGATACTTGTTGCCGCACCCTTCAATTGAACATGTTGGGCCGTGCCTGGTAGCGCGCCGAGGCCCACCACCTTCCGGATCGCCGTAGGTAATCAGGCGGTAATGGTGCGCACGGCAATAGCCGCGCTTTTCCGCCGCCTTCTCGCAACCCTTAACAGCGCAAAGTTTCTTGTCAGTCATGGACAAGAGTTATACGCTTTATTGCTTCATAAGGAAATAGTGTATTTTCTACATCATCCAGCATCTCGGCGTTCAATTCCTGCCGGCCAAGGCGCGTGCCTTCGTATTTCTCGACCACGGCCTTCATGAACGCGGGGGGCAGGTTGCTGGCGTTGTCCATTGTCGAACCGCGCGTGACGACGGTTGACGGGTCTTTGATGATCTCGCGCAGCACCGGGATAGGGCGGGGCGTGGTGGTGACAAAAACACGCGGGTCGGAACCGGCGCGCATGGTGAATTGCAGCATGTCCCAGGTCTCGCGGGCGTAGCGATATTTGGCGAGCTCATCGACCCAGGCGGTATCGAACTCGGGGCCGCGCAACTGGTCGGGCTCGGTGCCGTTGTAGCCTAGCGCCTGCGCGCCGTTGGGCCATGTCACGCGGACGGGCTTGTAGCGAACGGTGGGCATCATGTCGGGCGGGCTGATCTTGAGCAGCCGCGCGACCATGACTTCCTCCAAGTCCTTTTGCGTTTCGGCGACAAGGGCGATCGAGCGCGCGCCGTTCTCGACCCGCTGGCGGATCCACTGCGCGCCCGCCTCGGTCTTGCCGAACCCGCGCCCAGCGAGGGCAAGCCATGTGCGCCAATCGCCATCCGGGGCCAGCTGGTTCGGCCGCGCCCAGAACTGCCAGTCGTAGAGCAGCCGGGCCTGCGCATCGGGGCTAAGGCTGCTGAGATACGCCTGCTGCTGTTCCGGCGGGAGCGCCCGAAAGCAGTCGGCGGCGGAAAGCATCTGCATCCGCTTGCACCTGTTCGATTTGAATGGCCGCCCCGTCCTTGCCGGTGTGCTCGACCTTGTCGGTGAAGAGCTTAAGGTGCTTGCCGAGAAGCTCGAAAGCCTTGTTCGCGCCAGCGGCATCGAACGTCCACACGTGGCGACCCTCATCATCGATCATCTGGCCGCGATCCTCTCCGCGGCCCACCATGACGGGGGCGCGTTGAAGGCATCGCTCAGCGACCTCTTGAATGCCGGACAGCACGTAATCGGCGGTAATCTCGGTGCGCTCGGCCCGGGCGTCCATGGCGGCTTGGATGGCGGCGGCAATTTCAGGTTTCTTTAGGTTCTCATGCCCGGTGACGTGCGCGGTCTTGGCGCTGTAGCCGGCGCGCAACGCAGCGGCCGACGCATTTAGGTCGATCAGGTATTCCCGGACGAAGGCTTCCTGTTTCGGGGTCATGACGATCGTGCCCTATCCCGCCGGTGCTTCATGGCTTCCCGCCGCCCGCAGTGCCCGCCGGGTTTGTGCGCCGGTCTGGTGTATCCATTTGCGGATGCAGTCTGTGCGGGCGCCGTAGAGCAGTTCGACGCGCTCCCATCCGCCGCGCTCGAATTGCTCGCGGAACTCGGGTGGCGGGGCGGGAAAGCGGCGGGCGGTCCGGCTCATGGTTCGATGATCCCGTAACCCGACTCCGCCACCATCTCGGCGAAATCCTCACGCACATCGATCGGCGCTCGGTTCCAGGCCCGGACGCAGGCGACGAGAGCGTCGTATTCGGGGTCATCCTCGCGCGGCAGGACAAGGCCCAGGTCGACTTTGCGCAGCATGGCCCGGACGCGCAGCTTGGATGCGGGCAGTTTTTCCTCGCGGGCCTCGCGGAGCAGGGGCAGGGCCTCTTGGCGCGGCAGATCGGCAACCTTGGCGTGGTGCTCGAAGGTGAGGGCGGTATCGCGCACGGCGGGGGGGAAGGCGCGTGCGACCTTCTCGACGCGCTTGAGTGCCCGGGCCTGTTCGACATCGGCCGCGATCTCGCCGATGGCGAGCTCGATCTGTTCGGGGGCGAAGTGGTCGCGGCCTTGGGCGAGCCAGTCGCCGAGCGCGAAGTCGATGGTGAGGCGGGTGTGCGCGAGATCTCGCCCGATGGCGAGCCATTCGGTGAAACTAGCGGCAGGTTCTGCCAGAGCCAGTGCTGTCATGTTGCGACCTCTTGCGAAGGTCGCCGCGTCGGAGAGCGTTATAGCGGATCGGGCGGGCTGGGGGAAGGGGGTTTTGCGCCTAGCGATTATTCAAGGGCAAAAATGGCGGATTTCTGCCGTTTTTTGAATTTTCACAATTCGTCAAAGATTTTTCAAAGCCAAATTCTGTTGTGAAATTAGATAGATATTAAATTATTCAATATGTTCACTCTCTTCTGTAGGTGTCCATATATACCACCGTCCCCCCGGGGTTTGGTATATATACTCTATAGGGGGTTGAAAAATTTGAAACGTGAAAAAACCCCGCAAGCCCCTAGGAAGCCTAGGTTTTTGCGGGGTTGAAAAATTCGTTGAAGAATCCGGGTCGTGAATAATTCAAGCGGCCTTGTAATTATGTTTCGTCAGACGAATAAAAATTATCGTTGGGGCGGGGCTGATAATTCTGGGTCCGCGCCTCGCCGATCCCTTCAAGCCGCCGCTCGTTTGGCCAGATCAGGCGCTGACTGAGATTGTAGCACGGGTATCGGCCATGCACTTCGGGGTGGAGATAAGCCGCGACCTCGACATCATTGGTCGAGATGTAGCGCCCCGCCCAACGCTCGATTGCGTGCTTGATCGGTGCGGTCTGGCGCATGTTCGCGCCCTTGGTTTTCTTCTGCGCATCGAGCCATTGGTAGGCGAGGCGGATGCAATCCGGATGCTCGTGGTGCGGCTTTCCGCCACTTCCGTAGGCCAAGGAGTAGAACCCATTGCGCTCCATATCGGCCTTGGCTTGTTCAATCGTCTCGTCAGTCAGGTTCATTGTTTACTCCATGTTGTAATAGATGCCGCCGCCCGGTCCGGGCTTGCCGTCAGGACGGGGGCGCTCCTCGAAGCGGATGCGCCCTTGTTCCAGCAGATCGGCGATGATGTCGCGCCGCTCGTTCTTCTTGACCTTTTGGGTTTTGCGGCTGAGTTCGCCACTTGTCAGTCCTGCGGTTCCAGCGTCGCGGATTTTCTCGTGGACGTATTTGAGGTTGGCCTCATACTCGGTATCGGCGACCTTTTCCGAGATTGCGCGGGTCAGCACCTCGACACTTCGCGTTGCGGTCCTCATGCCCCATTCCAGATCCCGCACGGTGATGATGGGGCGGCCCGGGTCATCGGTGATGGCCTTGATAAGCGCCAGTTTGGCCGCGTTCTCGGCGAGGCGCGCGATGATGCCCGTGATGTTGGTTCCCTCGGCGGCGATCAGCTGGCGGCGCTGTTCCTGGCGCATTTCATCAAACAGCCGAGCGGCCCCTTGGTCGGCATAGGGCACGTTGTAGGGGCGCGGCTTGATGCTGAGAGATGCGGCCTCGCTATTCGGGAACGCGACGTGCCCCTCCGCCCCTTCGTCAATGGCTATGGCCAGATCGATCAGGCTTTGGGGCAGATCAGCCTTGGACTGGATGAAATTGATCTCGGGATAGTTCTGCTCGCTCTCGAAAATGAACATGCGGGCGAGAGAGCCGTCGAGCACGTTACCGCTCGAAAGCGAGCCCCAGAACACGCTGGGCGTAGTGATGCCGAACAGGCAAAGGCACGGCTGCTCTATCGACTGACGCGGCTTACCCTTATCGCTCTGATCGGCGTAGGACGTGCCCATCCATGTGTCGTTCGCCATTGAGTAGAACTCGGTCAGCTTGTCGATGATGTCGGTCACATGCTTCGGAGCACGGCGACGGTCGGCGGCGTTGGAGATCAGGAAGCCGATTTCGTCAATCGGGTAAAGGACGTTCAGGCCCTTGGTCAGATCGGTAATCATGGCCTGCCCGCTGGCGATGCTCGCGCCGCCCATGTGATGCTGCAAGCCGGCCTCGATCATCAGTCGGCGAGCGCGCTTCAACGGATAATCCTTGCCGCCTCCGGAATCGCAAAGGCCAATCGAGTAGACGTTCGTCCGCAGATCGGTGGGGCTGGTGTAGCGGCGTCCCGCGATTGCGCCGAACGTGGCCAGCGCAGCGCCGAGGGCAACCCAAGGCTGCGGCGACGGGCTGGTATCGGCAACGTGCCGCACGAATTGCGCCAGCCCGCCATTGCCGAGCTCGGTCAGCCATGCCGGGTCTCGCTTTTTCGGCGGTGTATCGGACACCACGGCAGGCGCTGGGGTTGGTGGTGGCGGAATGACCATCGTGGCTTTCGCCTTGGCCCGCATGTTGGCGACGAGGCGGGCATGATCCTCGGCCGACATGGGTGCGCGCTCGGGCTCGATGCTGGGCGGCCCATCGGCGCGCACAAGGGCGATCACCCGGGCGGCGGCCCTGCGGCTGTCCCGCTGATCGAGGAAGTGACCGGAGACCGCATTGGCCGGGTTGAGCAGCACGCCCATGATCTGCGCGTCGGTCGCGCCCGCGTAGGCCATGAGCCGTGCGGCTGCCAGCCCGTCACCGCTGCGGTCAATGCCCGGCGGCTCCTCGATCGCTATCCGCAGTGCCTCGTCGGCGGCGATGTCCTTGGCCGTGAGCGGGGTCACATTGGCGGGCAGGATGATATTGGCGCGGTCGTGGCTAGACGCGCCGTTGGCAGGGGTGCGCGCCGCCGGGAATGCCGCCGCCAGCTCCTCGGGCGCATAGATCGTGCCCTCATCGGCGATGGCCCAGCAGGCCTGCGTCTCGGCGCGGCCGCGCAGCAGCTTGGCCTTGTTCGGATAGTTGATCGTGCCGGGCACGCGCATGATGCGATCAATGTTCCAGCACGCATCGGCGCCGTAGAAGTCCTGCACCTGGCGGTTGATGCCCTCGATCGCGGCAAGGTTTTCGCACGGCGCGTCGAGCCGCCAGAAGGCGTTGAGCCCGCCCCCGCTGTCAATGACGAAGCTGGGTGGGGTGGGCAGGTCGGCAAGGGCCTCGAGGATCGCGGGCTTGTCGAACTTGCCCCCATTCTTGGGCGGGTCGATGTCGACGTGCACGAAGCGGGCATGGCTGATATCGCCCTTGCCGGGCTTCTTGTCGCGGTGCGGGCGGACAGCATTCACCGACCAGTAGACACCCATGCCCTCGGCATTGTGCCGCTCGATGAAGGCGAGAGCTGCCTCGGTGTCATAGGCAAAGTGCTTGCCGAATATGATGGCGGTCTTGGGGTGGATGGCGACGAGGTGTATGCCGCCGAAGTTAGTGTCGGGCGGGTTGAGGATGTCGAGCAGGGCGCGGGCGTCTGCCTCGATGAAGCGGGGTTTTTTGGTGGTCATTTGTCAAGCTGCTCTCGGCTCTGCCCCCGTGGGCCGTGGTAATCTCAGTGGCGGGCGTCCCGTCGCCCGGACCGCGCGCTAGAAGGGGGTCTCCCCCTCATCGAACAAGCGTTGCATCTCGCCCGCGCAGCATTTCCAGACATGGCCGATGAAGCCGTGCCACTGCTCCGGCGTCAGGCGCGAAAGGTCGGTTTCGCCGATCTGCTCGAGGTATTCCCCCGCCGCCTCGCTGGCGGCCACGACGGCCTCGTTCTCGACGGCGTTCAAGTCCTTGGGCATGGGCTCTCCCTTTCTGGCGGCGATGATGTCGAGGCACGTCATTGAGCAGGCGTGCGCCGGAGCTGGGCGGTCGAAGGCGGGGATGTCGACGCGGTGGAAGGCGAAGCCGCGGGGGGCGCGGGTGCAGATGCAGGTCATGCGGTCACCTGACAGGCCCGCATTGCCTCGTGAGAAAACTCATTTCCCATGATAGTAATCATCCGAGTCTTGCGCCCGTCGACCAATTGCTTCCAATCATGCAAGTGGCCGGAAAGTGTAAGGTCGGTGACTATGAGTTCAATTTTGGAGCGACCTGAAAGCTCTTTCATGAGTTCTGTGCTAATTGCATTGAAGTGAAACACAGTCGTCTCGCGCTTCTGTGCGAGCAAGAGCAGGCGCTGGTAGCAGCGTTCATGCAGGCTATTGCTCGCGCTAATCACATCGCGCTTTTCCAGAATTTCGAATATTGTCATGTCTCTGATTTGATCCGCAATGCTTCGAAGTTCGGCGGCAATGGCAGCGCTATGAGTGCCTCTCTCGATTTCGATGTTCTTCGCTCGACGCTGGATGGCAGCGGCGATGCCCTCGCCCATGGGTACGTTGAAATAGACTTCCATGGCTATGACGCCTTCGCTTCATCGAAGCGCACGCCGATGATCTCGTCATACTTGCCCTTGCGGCTCACGCGGATTTCGCTCGGCGTGATGAGTTCGCCCGTGCGCGACAGCGCCTCGTCGACGCTCTTGGGCACCGGAGCCTTGCCGCGCCGAAGCCACCAGCTTTCCGCCTTCTGGCGCGGGTATCCATGGTGGTTCAGGCATACCCATTCCTTGTGGACAGTCAGGCCGACGCGGTATTCCACCCGCATGCTCGGCACCGCGCCCTCTTTCTGGTGCGGCCGGTAGGAAGTGCCGGAGACGCGCAGCCACTCAGGCGGTTGGGAGAGAATGGGCTTGTTGTCGGGCACGACGCTGATGGCGCGCTCGGGCGGCGGAAACTCGAAACCGCAAGCCGGGCAAGCCTTGCTCATGGTGCCGCAAGAGCATCGGCACTCGGGACACTCTTTCACTGGAGCCTCACCCTTGCCGTTGCCCTTCTTCTTGTCGGCAACCCAAGGATCATCGAACGGCCCATGGCGGGTGATATTGGCCCCCAGGTCGAGGACGTAGCAGTAAGGCTTCGGCCCGGCGTCGATCGCTGCCAGCCTGCCCTCGCGCGTCGAGAGGTCATAGCCCGGCGCATAGAGCGGGCGGGTGCCGCGCCCGATGGTCTGGATATACTTGACCAGCGAGAGCGTGGAGAAGGCGAGCACGACGAGGTCGATCCGCTTCACGTTGAAGCCCTTCACCAGCGCCATGTTGCTGATGAGGTAGCGCAGCTCGCCACTGTCGAAGCGGGCGATGTTCCGGCGGCGCTCGGTCTTGTCGGTTTCGCCGAACACGCATCCGCCGCGATAGCCGCGCGCCTCAAGCCGGGCGTGGAGTGCCTCGCAGTGCGCCACCGACACGCCGAAGATCTTCCACGCCTGCCGGGGCTCGCCCGCCTGGATGATGTGTTCGACTGTCTGCTCTAGCGCGGTTTCATCCATGGCGGCAGCTTCAAGCTGGGCGACGATGAATTCGCCCGCCCGCTTGCCGATGCCATCGGTCTTGATGTCCGCTTGCTGCCATGTGCGCGGCGGGCAGAGATAGCCCTCTTCGATCAGCCGGAGCGCTGTCGTCTCATGCGCGATGCCATCGAACAGCGCATCCTCGCCTTGATGCAGGCTTCCGCTATCGAGGCGGAAAGGCGTTGCCGTCGCGCCGATGATGGCGAGGCGCGGGTTGATGGTTTCGAGGTCGCCAATGAAGCGGCCATACATCGCATCCGAGCGGCGCGGGATCATGTGGCATTCGTCGATCAGCAGAATGTCGCACCGCTGGATCGAGTAGGCCTTCTTGTAGATCGAGGCGATGGAAGCGAACAGGAATTGGGCACCGATCTGGCGACGGTTGAGCCCGGCGCAGTAGATGCCCGCCGGGGCTTCTGGCCAGATGCCGATGAATTCCTGAAAATTCTGCGAGACCAGTTCCTCACTGTCCACGAGGATGACGACGCGTACGGTCGGGTCCATCTCCCACGCCTGCTTGCACAGGCTGGCGAGGATAAGGGCTTTGCCCGATCCGGTCGGCTCCACCAGCAAAGGGCGCTTCATGCCCTTGCCGAGCGCATCCCATGCCGCGTCGATGGCCTCTTGCTGATAATCGCGGAGAATGAGGCTCATACCAGCCTCCCTTCGCGCTGCGCCCATTCGATAGGATGAAGCGCACCCTTCCGCATATTGCACGGCGGACAGAGAAGCTGGATGTTGGCAATCCAGTTCGAGCCCCCGCGCACCAGAGGCACGATATGGTCAGCGTGATAGCCGGGCTTGAGAGACGCCTTGCAATTGGCACAGCGACCGCGCTGGCGCTGGTAGAGCGCAGCAATCTCTGTGGCGGTGTGACAGCCTTCGGCTTGCTTGGCGAGCGCCCGACGGTTGCGGGCATGGGCCGCATAAATATCGGGCCGCGCTTTCCGATAGGCCTCGTTTTTGGCCAGCATCTTCTCGTGGTCGCGCTGGTAGCGTTTGCGCTCAAGCTCTCGCTCGCGCGGCTTCCGGTTCGCGCGGACAGCCTTGGCGCGCTCTTTCGCTTCCGGGTTCCGCTCACGATAGGCGCGGGTGTATCCAGCGCAGCGATCAAGGTTCGCTTTGCGCCACTCTTCGAAGTAGGTCTTGCGCGCCTTACCTTTGGCAGCGATGCAATCGACGCACTGTCCTGAGTTGACGTAGCGATTGGCGACATGGCCATGCGGACACGCCTTGCCGGTGAAATAGTGCGTCAGGCCAAGAGCGCGCGCATCGGCCTTGCCGATGTTCTCTTGAGTAGCAGACGGATTCCCGGTATCGGGACGGTCAGACATTGCGGCCTCCATGACAGGCTGGATGTTCAGGGCCGGGCGGGTGTTGGTAGCACCTTCTCGGCCCGAATTTCTTAGCAGAATCTGGCGCTTGGGCAAAGCAAAATCGCGCTCGAACCAGTGCCACAGATCGGCGAGGCAGCGTTCTTGGTAGGGACGAAGGGTTAGGCTCATGCGGCGAGCCTTTCCTGCGCCATATCGCGCAGCGCTGTGTGGCGGCGGTGCGAATAGTAGACCTCTGGGTAGTAGCCGAGGTAGATCGGAAGACGCTGGCGGTGATGTAGAATGTTGCTGTGGTCGGTGTTGAGACGCCGCCCGATTTGCACAGCCGACCATCCGCGTTCGGCAAGAAAGTGGGCGACGATGGCGCGGGCGTGAACGCACTTGCGGAACCGCTTGCCGTTCAGCAGTTCGTCGAACGTAATCCCGAAGTCCCCTGCGACGCTTGCCGCGAGCCGTTTCCACTCGAATGGCTCGACGAAAGGGTTCAGGCCCGCCGGCATTTTCGTGACGCCCAGCGCGCTCATGCCACGCACTCCGGCCCGCGATCGGCCCACTCGCCGCCGGAGGTCATGCGGTAGTAAACCGCCCCATCCCACGCGACATCATACTGCTCACCCGGCACCAGCGAAGGCAGGAAGCGGTGCTCAGGGCAGCCCGCCGCCTGATCGTCTTTCGAGAGGGTGTGCCCGAATCGCTCGCAGCGCCACGTGCCGTCCCGCATCGGCGTGACGTTCATGCAGGTGCGGCAGTTGCGCTCGGCGAGCGGCTGCGCATCCGCCGACACCCCGACATGGCAAAGGGCGTGGAAGTCGCACCAGCGGCACGTGAAGCTATCCGGCCCGCCGATGCGCGCGGGGGCGGTATCGGTAAAGATGATGCGCTCGGCCTTGGCGCGCAGCACCTCGGCGTGCACCGGGTCGGCTTCGGTGCGAACCGAAGTCCACTTCCGCGCGCCGGGCGAGACGCAAACCAGATAATGCCGATCAAGCCCGGCATAGTGCATGTAGAGCGCGGCCTGCGCGTAGTAGACCGGGTTCCACTCGGCGAGGGCGGCCTTTTCGCCGACTTTCTTCTTAGCTTTGTCCAGATCCTCGTGCTTGGCCGAAGCCTTGATTTCGAGGATGTGCCAAGTCTTGGGTGCTTGCAGGATGCCGAAGATGGCGCCATCGCAACTGCCCGAGAAATGCCCGCCGAAGTCATCGAAGCGGAATTGATGCCCGGCCTCGTCGACCTCGTGGAGCTCGATGCCGGGCACGGCTTTGAGGCGGCGCACGGCAACGGCCTCGCTGACGTGCCCATCCTCGAAGCGTTTTAGGGTCGCGGCGTCGAAGTCGTTCGGCGCGGCCCAGCGGAAGGAATACCAGATTTCGCGCTCACAAGAGCGGCCGATCTGGCTCATGCCGAGATGCCCGCGCTGTCGGCGTTCTTGTGCGCGTTCGAGTGCGCGGTCCGCGGCCCCTAGTGTCGGGTCTGCAATCTCGGGTATGGCAACCACACCGAGTCTCCTTGATGTCAGTCAGGGGTGAAAAGGTCCGGGGGCGGCGGGCTCAATCGACCGCCCCCGGTTTCATGGGTGGCTTAGGCCGCGTTGCGCTTCCACGGCGGATTCGAACCGCCCGTCACCGCGCCGCCGGTCTGGGTCGCCGGAGCCGCCGGAGCCGCGACCGACACCGGCTTGTAGGTGCGGATCGAGTTGCTGGGCGAGCCGGGCATTTCGACGCCGTCCTTCATATAGGGCTTGGGCGGGTCGACCTTGACGACCGCGATCATCGGAATGTTGTGCAGTTCCGCGGTGTCGCTGATCGACATCTTGCCGGCCGCCACGCAGATCGCGTTGAGCGTGCGCTGCGCGATGTCGACGGCCTGCTGGTTCTGGTTCTCGAGGTTCAGTCGTTCGATCAAGGTGCGCCCCTTGTGCTCGCCTTCGATGATCTCGAGGTCAAGTTGGTAGTAGGCGCCATTGCCGTTCCGGGTTTCTTTGCGATCGCTGTCCTTGATGATGACGCGATATTCGCCCGGGGGGACGGGGGTGTAATCGCCCGCGACATTGTCGGGATCGGCGGTGTAGGTTCCACCAAGAAATGCCATTGTGAAGTTCCTTTCGTCTCTGCTGTCAGTCAGGGGTTATGCGGCCAGAGCCGCAGTGCTCGCGGCCGACATGGCGCCGGCGAGGGCATTCCAGTCGAGCGGGAGTTCGGGCGGGAGACGATGCCGGTTCTTCGCCAGAAAGGCGGGCCGCTCCTCGGTGTAGATAACGCGCTCACCGCCGC